TTCGCCGGATGATTGGGGTCTATCGGCCAGCCGTCGTCGCCGACTTCGATGCTGTGGCCGCGGGTTTCGATGAAGCGTTTGCAGCGGTCGTGACAGCTCGCGCAGAGCGATTGCAACTCGCCGAGACGGAATTTATTCCAGTCGCCGCGGTGCGGCTTGACGTGATCGACCACGGTTGCGCGGGTGACCGCGCCGCGGTCAGTGCAGAATTTACAGAGCGGATGCGCGGTCAACTGCAACTGCCGCCGGCGCAACCAATAACGGGTGGTGTAGAAGTGATGCCAAGACTTCGCTGCGGCATCCCGAGGAATCATGGCTGTCTAGTCATGGTGGCCCACCGGGCGGGATGCCGATGGATGGCGGTATCATCCCGGCGGGCCTGTGAGCTGACGGAGCGGGAAGCAACGTCAGCCTACGCGATCCGGTTGGACTTCCTCCTGCGCACCAGACCAATCAAACCAACAAGACCGGCGGCGAAGAACGGCAGGCTCGCGGGCAATGGGGTCACGACTGCCGCCGGTGCCGCCTCGATGAAGAACGAGTCCGGGCCGTCGTTGAGTCCGCTCATAAGCGCCACAAAGCCAATCGTATCTCCCACATGAACGTCGTTGAGATTGAGCAGCGCGCCGGTGATGGAGTAGTCCGGGAAGCCGGTGCCGTTGTTCTTCGACGGCACGTTGCCGGTGGTGCCGCCGGTAAAGGACGCCAGCACGGTATGCGTGGTGAAGTCGAGGAAGAAAAACGAGTTCAACGTCTGCGGCTGATTGGTGTCGTTCACGTCCACGCCGATCGAGAAGCCCAGGCTGGTGTCGCCGTTGAGCAACAGGAATGCCAGGAACGGACTGCCCGCGCCGACGGTGTAGCCGGTGGCGAAGGTATTGTCGGCCAGCGTGTTGCGGCCGCCGTTGCCTTGATCGGAGAAGGCGGTGATCGAGGACACGCTGCCGTTGTTGCTGTAGTCGTTGTAGCCGAAGTTCGCTGGCTGCTGCGGCTGGTTGGCGCCGCAGATGACGCACGGCGCGTTCTGCGGTTGATTGCCGGCCGGCACCACGTTGCCGAGGCTCAGGCTGCCGGAATTGGTAGTGTCCCAAGCCTGACCGCCCAACAGGACGGTGCTGGCAGCCGCCGGCAGGGTAAGCGCCGCCAGGACGGCGGTCGCAGCAAGAAGTCGCTTCATAGGTTTATTCTCCGTTGGTTTCATCCAATCAAACTTTCGATATCGACCGGCTTGGCCCGGCAATCGCGTGCCCGCAATCCAGCGAGCATGGCGAGCGCCACCGCACCGTCGATGCGAAACCTCGCCTTGTCTTTGTCCAATTTCCGGTTGCCAGCCGGGTCGAGCACCGCGACCGCGTTGGCGAAATTCCAATTCAGGATCGGATTGCCCGGATGGACGAGCTTGCGCTCCATCACGGCGTGCTCGAGCGCGTCGATCGCCGGCCCCATGTCCTTGAAGCCCTGGCCCCACGGCACCAGGCGCAGCCCGTCGCCGCCCTTCTCGCCGTCCTCGTAAGCCTGCAGACCGACGCGATCGAATTCACGCAACAGATCGTTGATGCGCCACCGGTCATACGCGAGGCCCTTGACGCGGTAGCGCACCGTCAGATCGGCGATAAACCGCGCGATCGTCTCGGGATCGATCGTCTTGCCCTGGCAGAGCCGCAGATGCCCGGCCTCGGCCCATTGCTGGTAGCGGTGCGTGCCACTACCGAAGTCGCGATTGGAATGCTCGGTCAGATGATCGGTCGGCTTCCAGAAATACGGCACCACGCGCAGCGGGTCTGAAACCGAGCCGACCATTAGCGCGGTGAGGTCGACGACGCTCGAGAGATCGAGCGATAGATAGACTTCCTCCTGGTCGGCCAACTCGACCGGCCCGACGCATGACATCCACTCGGCGCGCGAGATCAGCGAGGCGACCGGCGCCACCCGCTGATTCAAAAACAGGTTGCGCACCTTCGGCTCTTCCGCTGGCATGCGCATTGCCTTGCGCACCGCGGCGACTAGGTCTTCGCGATCGCGGAACTCGCCGAGCGCCGGATTGGCTTTCACCCATTGCGCTTCGTCGTCGAGCTCGCAGCCCTCGGCCGCGGCGTGCAGATGGCAGACGATCGCCTGGTCGTTCCCCGACAATCCATCATCGATCAGCTTCGACATGATGTGCTCGGGATCGTTCGACTGCGTCGAGATTGTTATAAACAGCGGCTCTTCGCGCGCCCCGAAACTGGTATCGAGCACGTCGTAGAGCGCGCGGTTCTTGGCCTGCGCCAGCTCGTCGTAGATCACCACGCTCGGCAAATACCCGTGCTTGGTGCCGGCCTCGGCACTGACCGCCCGATAGATCGATCCGGTCTTGCGCGCCAGCATGGTCTTGGTCGACGCGATCACCTCGACCTTTGCCTGCAGCTCGGGCTCGAGGTCGACGATCTGCTTGGCGAACTTGAACACAATCGCCGCTTGGTCGCGGTCGTTGGCGGCCGAGTAGATTTCGCCGTTCGGCTCAGCCTCGGGACCGACCAGATGCGCCAGCGCAATGGTCGCGATCAGCGCAGTCTTGCCGTTCTTGCGCGCCATCGAGAGGATCGCGCGCCGCACTACGCGACGGCGACCAACATGAGGCTCGTAGACATCCCGGATAAACTGCTTCTGAAAAGCGTGCAGCTTGAACGGCTGGCCCTGACCGGTCCCGCTCGGGATCGTCAGCTTCTCGATGAAATCGATAACCCGCTTCGCGCGTTGCCGACCGTGCGCCGTGCGCTTTGCTTGCGGAGCGAGCATGTCCTACCCGGCCAGGAATCCGTCGAACTTGCCTGGCCCACTGCCGCCGGGGCCGGCGTCGATGCGGCTGCGCGCGGCCGGCGTAAAGCCGAACTCGCTCGCATACCGAACCATGTCGAGCGCCGCCTTGCGCGCGATCGGCACCAGCGGATTTTGCGTCGCCTCGCCGTTGCGTTTTGTCTTGATGATCAGACCCGACATCACCGGATCGCCGGCCGCCATTCTGGCGATCGCCTCGGCCGCCGTGCGCCATTGCCCATAGCTGTAGCAATAGGCCGCAAGGCTTGGCAGATCGACTTTCGCCAGCAGCCCGAGGTGATACATCTCCGCGGCTACAATACGCCACTCGTCACAAGCGTAGGCGATCAGAAACGGCGGCGGCTCGGGTATGTCGGCAATCAGCGCGGCCTGCGGCTCGTTGAGGTTCACGCCGCCGCGCCGGCCAGGACGGGCATAGTGCTGGCTCGGATTGCCGCGAAGCAGCTTGAGATGCGTCGGCTCCGGGCGCGGTCCACGTTTCATGCAATTTCCTTTTCGTTCGTTTCGGCACGCGCGCCCGCAACCTCATCATAGCTGCGACCGTCGTCGTCCAGCACAACAGCTTCGTCGGGAAATTGATTGCGGAAGCGCGCGATGGTGATGTCGCAATAGCTCGGCGATATTTCACAGCCGGCGCCAGCGCGTTTCGTATAGGCCGCTGCAAGAATGGTTGATCCCGATCCCACGAACGGATCGAAGACAAGATCGCCGGCGTCGGTGTATGCGAGGCAAAAGAACTTCGGTAGTCCGACCGGAAAGGCGGCTGTGTGGCCGGTTGCCTCATGGCTGTGCCATAACGTCGGTAGGCGATTGCCAGGATAGGCGAGGCCGGGCCCTGCATATTCGCCGACAGGTCCGCTCAATATTCCTTGCGCATCACTCATTGTTGTCGTGATGCCGTTGCGGCGTTTTTTTGCGGCGCCGAAGAACTCGCCATTACCGCCTTGGTTGTTGGCCCACGAGGTATTGCCGACGCCGGGCCCGCCTGCCATCGGCACGTTGTCGCTTTCATGGCGCACAGCATCGGGACGCATCTTCCATCGGTTGCGCGCAAACTGATAGATGGGCTCAAATTGGTTCTTGAACCGCTGCGTCACCCCTTTCGGCACACCGCCGCGCTCCCAACAAAACTCGGTCGCAAAGTGCCAACCCCACTGCCGCACATGCGCCAGCACGAGGTCGAAAACATAAAGCTCGGTATCGAGGCCAGCCGCCGCGGGCTTGATGTTGACGAACCACGACCCATCGCCGGCCAGATGCGATGCGACGTTGGCGGCGACCGGCGCGAACCATTCGACGTAATCACTCGGCGGGATCGGCCGGAAGCCTGAAGCATGATCATATTCGCGCTGCACCGCATAGGGCGGCGACGTGAACGCGATATTAATCTCGCGTTCGCCGACAAGGCGCGCAACCACGCCCGGGGCGCGGCAGTCGCCGCAGATCAGCCGATGGCGCCCGAGCCGCCAGAGATCGCCCGGCCGCGTGACGAGCGCCGGCGCATCGGGAACTGCATCAACGTCGCCAGGCTCGCCCGCCACCAACGACTCGACCTCGGCCGCGCTGAATCCGGTGAGCAGCGCGTCGAACCCCATCGCATCGAGGTCTTGCAGCTCGACTCGCAACAGCGCGTCGTCCCAACCGCCATTCTCGGTTAGCTTGTTGTCGGCAATCAGATATGCCCGCTTCTGCGCTTCCGACCAGCCGCGAGCGACCATCGTCGGCACTTCACCGAGGTCCAACCGGGCGGCAGCCAGCACCCTCCCGTGCCCAGCTATGATCGACCCGGCCTCATCCACGAGCACCGGCATCGTCCAGCCCCATTCGGCAATCGAGGCGGCAAGCTGCCCGATCTGAGCCTCGGAATGCGTCCGCGCATTGCGCGCGCTCGGGATCAACGAGGCGATCGGGCGCCGCTCGACGCTATCGGCCGGCCATTCCATTCTCAACGCTTTTTCCTCACAATGCCGAATCCGTATCGTGCCGCCGCTAAAATGGGAC